CTATGGATAGATTCTGATATTGCTTTTACGCCAGAAGATGTATTTCGCTTATATGACAGCGACAAAGACATTATCTCCGGCGCTTATCTCTTTGCCGATGGGAGCGTTGCCGCATATAAATCGCTAGGTAAGCAGGGATACCAATTTGAGGAAGTTAAAGCACTAACAGAGGTTACGGAAATTGAAGGTTGCGGCTTTGGGTTTGTCTGCGTGAAGGCAGGGGTATTTGAACAACTATCTCGCCCGTGGTTTCAGCAGGTAATGGGAACGGTTGACCTAAACGGCGAAACCATAGATTTTCCAATTATGGGCGAGGATTTGTCATGGTGTAAGCGAGTAAAGGATAAAGGATTTAAGATTTACCTAGACCCACAAGTCAAGGTAACGCATCACAAAACCTACAAACTAACATGGGAAGGGCTACAAGCATGAGAACGCAATTCGGGCGTTGGGAATACGAAATCACCGATGATAATGTTGTAGAGGCTTGGTATTTAGATAGCCTCAATAGCGATGTAGAGGGTTGTCCACCAAATATTCGTCAACCGCATCACCCTAACGGCGAGCCATTTGAGAACGCGGAAAGCGCAAGAATATGGATTGAAGCGCATATAACTATGTTTGATGAGATGGTGGCTAATCCACCAGTAATTGAAGAGCCAACACCTGAGCCTATTCAGCCTGTTGAGTAGTATCATTATCGTTACGGATATAAGGAGAAATCATGGCGTTGCGCGATAGAATCGCAAGATTATTGTTACCTGATGCGGTTGAAAAAGCGCCACGCTTACCAGCAGGTTCTGTGACAATGACCGAACAAGAAATGCGTAATATAAGCGGTCGCACCAATGTCACATACGGGCAACAAGTACCACTAGAGCGTAATCCCGTTTATCCAAATGTCCCATTTACTCCCGGCTCTCCCATCATTCCCGGAGCAATTAACCCATTACGCGCAGATGGCAGACCAGACCCACGCCGATATGAATATCAGGTTGCACAAAACTTAAATATTACCGAAACACGCCTTGTTCCTTTTAAAACTTTGCGCGCAGCAGCAGACCAAATAGATATTCTTCGCCGTTGTATTGAGGTAACAAAAGCCAAGATATTGGGGCTAGATTGGGATATTACTCTTGGCGAAGATAGCGCAGAAAAGTTAATTACTGAAATAGGTGGAGCACGTGTTCGTGCAATGGGTATTGCGCGTGACAAATACACTAAAGATATAAACAGGCTTAGAAGTTTTTGGGAGCAACCCGACAAGGCTAATGGTTTATTGTTTTATGATTGGTTAAATATTGCACTTGAAGAAATATTAGTGCTAGATGCATGGGCTATTTGGCCGCAAATGACAGTAGGCAATGAACTTAATGGCTTACAAATTCTTGACGGTTCTACTATTAAACCACTCATTGATGATAGAGGCATGCGCCCAACACCGCCATTTCCAGCGTTTCAGCAGATTCTTTATGGTTTTCCACGCAGTGAATTTTCTGCGCCTAATGAAACAGAAAAAGCCGATGGTGAATTTACAAGTGATGAATTGGCTTATTTTATTCGCAATCGCCGTACAACTTCCGTATATGGTTATTCGCCAACTGAACGAGCCTTGCCAATAGCCGATATTTATTTACGCCGTCAGCAATGGTTACGCGCTGAATATACAGATGGCGTGACACCTGAATTGATGATTAAAACTGACAGCACATTTGGCACAAATACTGATTTATTACGCGCTTATGAAAATATGTTCAACAACGACTTAGCGGGTCAAACTGAACAACGTAAGCGTGTACGTTTATTGCCAGCAGGTTTGGAACCAGTTCAATATGAAGGATATGGAGAACGTTTCAAAGATACGTTGGACGATTATTTGGTTAATAGCATTTGTGGGCATTTTGGCGTATTGCCTAGTGAAATTGGATTCAATCCGAAAAGCGGCTTGGGCGGAGCAGGTTTCCAGTTAGGGCAAGCCGAATCTTCAGAAGTTCTTGGCGCTATACCATTAGCAACTTGGGTTGGCAAAATGATTACGCATTTATCTTATGTATTTTTAGGTATGCCACGTGAACTTGAATTTAAGTTTATGGAATCAGGCAGAGAAGATACCGAATCGGTTGCGCGTACTACCGACATTCAACTGAAATCTGGAACATTAACGCTAAACGAGGCACGTTCGCGAGTTGGTCTTTCGTTAATTGAAGCACCAGAAGCCGATATGCCAATTTTGGTTGCTGGTGTCGGAGCATATTTAGTTACCGAAGATGGTTTAAAACCAATTGATGCTAATGTAATGGTTGGAGAAGATGGACAAGCCGTAACGCAAGAAGAAATTGGTTTGGTGACGGAAGAAAAACCAACAACGCCAACCGAAGATAAAAAAATACGTCAAGAATTAGAAAAATTCTTGCGATGGTTAAATAATGTTCCTGTTCGTGAATATCGCAAATTTAATTTCCGAAGCGTACCAATTGTGTACGCGGAAGTATTAAATAAATTTGTAGAAGTGAAAGATTACGATAGCGCCAGATGGTATGCCGAACGTTATCTAGCATAGGTTATTATGAATCGGGTTTGGAAAAAACGTAACGGAGCCAAAACGCGATTAGCCGCACGGCGAGCAAAATTAATCCGTGATGCTATTAAAGAATCTTTTAATACGCGTCAAATTGTTGAAGATTTTAGTGCCATGAATTTTCAATCACTAACATCCGAACAAGCGCGAGCATGGACACGTACGCACGTGCGAGTAAATGATGATGCGTTACGCCAAGCGTTATTTACAATTTACATAGAATCGTATGCGCTGGGCGAAGATATAGCAATGAGCGCTATAGCAAAAGCCAAAATTAACAAGGCTCCTACGTTAAAAGAGTTACAAAGAGCCATGGGTATAAATTGGGATAACTGGAAACCGGGCAATAAACCAGCCGCTTTATTACTCAGGAAACCCCGAGGTTTAAGCGCGTTATTAGACAATCGCGGGATAACAATTCAAGATATCAATAGAACCACATTAGACCGCTTAGGAACTGTGCTGGCAAGAGCCTTGGAACGTGGTTTGCCGCCTACCGCTATTGAAAATATGGTAGCCGATTTGATTGATGACGATTATGAACGAGCCTTAACTATCGCCCAAACAGAAATGAGCCGAGCCGTTACAACGGCATCTCGTCAATTATATGAAGAAAGCGGCGTTGAACTGGTAGAATGGTTAGTAGCAGAACCTTGCGATTTATGCCAAGAAAATGCTGATGTTTCACCTATCCGTATTGGTGAAACTTTCCCTAGTGGAGATACGGAACCACCAGCGCATCCCAATTGTGTCTGCGATTTGGCTCCATATGTAGTTGATACTCGCGACATGGGTGAAGATGCGTTATCAATAACGTTAGGAGAGTTTTAATGGCGCAACCGCAAGTAGGTCATCAAACTACAACCATAGGAACAACTGTTACGCTTTTGTTTCAAGCACCTACAACTTATGGGCAAATAAATCTTTACATACATAACGAAGGCGGTAGCAAAGCATTTTTAGGTGGCGACAATGTCACCGCAAGCGGAACCACAGAAGGATTTTCTCTTAATAACGGCACAGGTTTAAGCATGACACTAAACGGTGGCGAACAACTTTACGCAATTAGCGCATCGTCATCAAAAATCTGTTTACTTTGGACACTTTGATAGGATATACACATGAATATGACTAATGCTTACGCATCCATTATCAAGCAGGAGAAACTTGAAGATGGAACCTTGTTGGTATACGGCAAGGCAACAGATGACTCACTAGATATTGACCAGCAAATTTGCGATGCCGCATGGCTAGAAAAGGCTATGCCAGAATGGTTCAAAACTGGTGGTAATATCAGGGAACAACATAGCAATATTGCTGCTGGCGTTGCTAAAGAATTAAATAGTACCGCAGAAGGTCATTACATTTCAGCGTTAGTTGTTGACCCTGTGTCTGTAAAAAAAGTTGAAACTGGTGTGCTAAAAGGATTTAGCATCGGTATTCGCTCACCTAGAATTGTTCGCGATAATAAAGCCGCTAATGGCAGAATTATTGATGGACAAATTGTTGAAGTATCTCTTGTAGATAGACCAGCAAACCCTAATGCCAAATTGATGTTGGCAAAATCAGACAATGCCGATAATTTGGTTCAAGTAGAAGAACTTATTGAGGCTGAAACCGTCAAAGGAGAACATATGGAACAGCAGGAAGAAAAAGCGGTTTCAGAGAAGCCGTCAAAAGAAGAATTATTAGAACGCTATGCCGCTGCCAAAACTGCACTTGAAGAAATTACTCGCATGTGTAAAGAGGCTGGCGTTGAAATTGAAATTGACTCAGATAATGAAGAAGAATCTGAAGAAAAACGTCAATATGGCGAAACTGCCGAACAAGAAACTGAAGAGGGTAGCAAACCTACTGCCGCTCAAGAAGAAGTTGAAGAAGCCGAAGGAAAATCGGCAGAAGCCAATACTGAAAAGTGCCTAGAGTGCGGTTGCCATCAACCAGCCAATAGTCACGGTGGCGGCGAAACTGTTTTGCCAGATGGCACAAACGCCAATATGACTGCGGCAACAATGGTGTCGCCAACAGAAACTCCTAAAAGCACAATAGTGCCAGAAAAGACAGTTGAA